TCATACACGCCAGCAGTGGTTAAGTCCACGTCAGATGTTGCGCTATACTTACTGGTAGTGCCAGTAATACCGATGGACATTGTAGATGTCCCATTGAACGCTGTATCTACCACAACTTGTATGCTGTTGATAACATCCGCTGCCCCGGTAGTAAACATAGCCAACGGCGAAGCTGTACCAAAAGCCAATGACGTTGTATCAACTTTATCACTAGAAGCTGTTGAGCCAGCTGCCGCCCATGAAAGTACACCATTACCGTCTGTTTGCAGCACCTGATTTGCCGTACCATCGTCTACTGGCAAAGTTAAGGTTACGTCCGCAGTCATTCCTGCTGCAGGACGCTGTAATGTAACTTTCCAATCCGCAGCAGCACCAGTAGAGTCGCTATTAAGGACTAAAGCTTCTCCTGACACATTGACTTTCGATGCAGTTATTTCTGCATCAGCACCATCCGCAGAGTTACGCACAAGCAAATTGCCAGAACTATTTTTTAGCCTTACCCCTGTCAACCCTAATTTGAAGTAAGATTTTGTGGTACCAAATAAATCGCTAAACATGCCCATTTTATTATTCCTGTATGTATATTAAGATTAAACCGCTGCCAACAGAGGTACCTACCCCTATTGACAGATAAAAATTTACTGCAGTTCCTACTCCATAAATGTATCCCGGATTTGTTTGGTATACTCCAAATGTTTCTAAATCTATTTCGGAAGCTATTGCTAATCTATCTGTACTGCCAGCATCTCCTATAGTAAGAGTAGATGCTACATCAAAAGGGGTTTGTACAAATACTTCTACACGGAGTACTGTTTTTCCTGCAGGAACTGTAGCAATCAATGTTGGAGATACATCGCCCCAAGAAAAATCTAATTGGATAGCTGTACCTGTGCCAGAAACTCCTGGAGGGCCTGGGGGCCCTTGGGAGCCTTCTGAGATAATAACTTCGATAGCGGCTATTTCATTTATAATTGTATCTGCACAGTTAGACATGTGTTACCTCTGCTTTAACTGTCCAATTACCTTCAAATAATCTATCTACTGTGCCATCAGGCCAGTATATTTCTAAATCAGTTACCCCTTTGATAGGAGGCAAGGCGGCTGTAGTTACAGCATCTACAAGATAAGTTATCTTACCTGTAGGTATATCTATACTTAAACGACCATTTAAAGTGCTTAACTCCAGTAAAAGGATGGATGTAGGTGTTTCTCGAAGATGTTGTGCTGCTGTACAATTTGTAAGATCAATAGCTTTAAGAGATTTGCTTTTGTTATATGAACTTACTGTAAGTCCTGTAGTAGGTACAGCATAGGTAAATGTATAGGCATCTACTACTGTAACTGAAGTATCTATTAAATTTAATATAGCAGGAACTACACCTTGTATAGAGATTAAATCTCCTGTAGTATAATCGTGGGCTATTTTTGTTACTACAGTAACAATTGGATCTGCAACTACTATTGAGTTAATATCTTTAGCACATTTCCAATATATACTATGACTAAAGGTAGCTCCTTGTTGTAAAGGAGGTAAAGTTAATTTAGCAGTACCCATAATTCCGACTCAAGACAGTATACTTATTTAAAAGGGTGATTAGAAATCCAAGAATAGAAAGCATAGGACATTATCCCTAAAAAAGCTATTAAGTGCATTAATATACTTTTACCATCATCAAAAGCATCTGACTTCATTTGCTTGTATACTTCTTCTACAATTTCCTTTATCTGATCTCTACTCAGTTCATGTTTTGCATATCTAGGACAGTGCGAAAAATTTTCTAATTGTTTATTATTAGCTTCCCGCTCTTCGCTAATTTCACTAGAAATATTATTTATTCTATTAGCCATTATAGTATTGTGTTTTTAATTGGTTATAGGTATAGTAAAGGAAAGTAACGCAAAAATTATTTTTGGAGTAAGTTATGTCCTCTATTCAAAATCTAAACACATGGTATGAGCGTATTAAAATTGCTGGAGAAGCTAAACCTCTGCAAGAGATACAATTTAAACAAGTTGAAAAACGTACTACTAAGGTGAGTGCTAACATTACAGTAAGTAATGTTACTGCAAGTAAAGTACCTAGCCTAGATGCAATAGTTTCTTCAATCTTTGACTAACGTTTGGTAAATATATTAACTCTCGAATCTATACCAAAGCCTGCCATAAAAGCTCCATAAACAGTAGATAGCATTAAGGAGGTAGATACTTGCTCAGGCAGTGCTTCCAGCATAAAAGCACTAGACATTAGATTCAATAATAAACTACGGACAGTGCTTCCAAAATCTTTAAACAGGTATTCAAAGAAAGTATCGGATGTCCGCTTTTGTTGCCATAGATGAATCCACCGCGCTAAAATTCCTAAGATACCTCCTAAGAATACTACAGACATTAATGCTATTTTTTCCATACTCTATTTATTAGCATAGTGAATCATTGGTATTGATTATCAAGCCAGTAAAGCGTAAAGTCAATACATAAATAAGGAATAGATATGCCCCCTACAGATCAAACACAATTAATAAATATTAACTCAAAGCCGTCACCGGCCGTACTTGCCAGCCTTCTTGGTATCAATGTCGCAATGGTGTATCAAGGAAGGCAGGACGGCAAACTTCCACCTAATTCTGACGCATCATATAAGGAGTGCATCAACCATTATATTAACTATTGGAAAACAAAGAGTAGTAGTAAGGTTTCCAATGTTTCTGAGGCAGCACTCTTGCAGAAGATTAAACTGGATACTGCTAAGACGGAAATGGAATGGTTGAATATCAAACAAAAGAAGGAGGAACTCCTTGATATTGCACAACTAGCAGAAACATTTGAACCTATCTTTATTCGTATTCGCACACGACTCGTTTCTATCTCCAGAAAGCATCCAGAAACAGTAGCCACTGTAGATCAGGCTATGGAAGAACTTTTCCATCTTGGCGAGACTATCTTCAAACAAGGGCAAGCAGATCTTGCTGCGTTCATTGAAACTAAGATGAATGAGGAGATTGAAGTTGAGACGTTGGAAGCGGAAGAAAAGCCTTTGAGTAGCTTTGATGACTACGATTCTCCAATGCAAGGAGCAGATTTTGACGACCTTATGTAAAACTACCCAAGATAACATCACCGAAAGGATATTCCTTGGAAAGATGTTGCAGTTCTTCAGAAGGCCAGAGCGTCTCTCCACGCGTGAATACGCTGAGAAGTATCGTTGGTTGGGTGCGGATGTAACTGCTTCTCCTGGTAAGATGGATTGCATGAAAACTCCCTTCATGCTCTTCCCTATGGAGTGCATGGACAACGTAGACATTCATGTGATAGTTGGTAAGAAGAGTGCGCAGATAGCTTGGTCGGAAACTACCAACAGCTACATGAGTAAGCGGATGCACCTAGACCCGCAGAATATCATTGTAGCTTTCCCGAGGATGGAATCAGCGAAAAAGTACTCCAGGGAAAAGATCAAGCCACTTATTCGTGCCAATCCGTATCTGCTAGATACCATTGGTAATCCAGATCGCTGCTCCTATAAATTCTTCAAATTCCACGGTGGCTGGCTCTCCCTGATTACTGCGCGCAGCACCGAGGACTTGAAGTCAACGTCAGTTCCAATAATTATAGTAGAGGAGCCAGATGGCCTGCAAGACGACGTAGGTAATCAAGGGGACGCACTTGACATCTTGATGCAACGGCAGAAAACATACGAAGAACGTAAGTTAATTTTTGCTGGAACACCTACCGATGCAGGATTCTCTCGTGTAGATAATGCCTACCAACAAAGTAACCAGATGATTTACAAAGTTCCTTGCCGCTTTTGTGGAGAGTTGCAGGAATTAACTTTTGATAATCTGAAATGCGATCTATTCCCTGCAATGCGCACACATGAGATTTACGGTAAATGGAATCCTAATACTGCTTACTATGAATGTGAGCACTGTCGAGCAGTTTGGGATGACGAAGATCGTAAGTGGTCAGTGCTAGAAGCTCTTAACTATAATAGTATGGGCTGGGTAGCTTTGAAACCAGAAGAAACAGATATTTACGGTTTTGCTTTCTGCGAACTTATGAGTAGCTTCTCTGCCAGTACGCACAAAGAGTTAATGAAGAAGAAACTTAAAGCAGAACTTGCTCTTGCTCGTGGGGAAGAAGGTTTGATGAAATCCTTCACCAATAATGCTATGGGCAAAGCTTACGAAACAAAGAATACAGGAATTGATATTGAGCAGCTTCGTAAGAAAAGACTCTCCTATAATGAAGACTATGTACCTATGGGAGGAGTTGTACTAACCGCAGGAATAGACGTTCAACATAATCGTTTTGCAATTGTAGTTCGTGCATGGGGCAGAAACAACTGCTCTTGGGGAGTAGTTTGGAAAGAGATTTTTGGCAATGTTCTTGATGCCGAAGATTCAGTTTGGCAGGAACTAACGGAAATGATGCTTGGCACCTTTCCACACGTTGCTAAAAATCTGCGCGGAGAGAATATACAATTAAAGCTGGAAGGTATTTCCATTGACTGTTCGGATGGTAAAACATCTCAATTAGTGTATGATTGGGTAAATGCAATGAAAGAAATAGAACCTCTTTTGCACGTATTCGCAACTAAAGGAGCTTCAGATACAAATTTTAATGCAGAAGTTTTTACCGACCCGACTGTCCCAGAAAATCCTTCAGATGTGCAATATCGAGCTACTATGGCCAGCCGTTCTGGTGTAACTGTTTTTATGATGGGAGCTCATAAAGGGTATGAAGAGATTCTTCGTAGACTTGCATTAGAAGGGAATAAAGATAGATTCTATCACACAGAATTTGGATATGGCATGTATGAAGAGCAGATGCTTTCTATGGTAAAGAGAATCAGCACAGATAACAAAGTTATGCGCTACGAGTTAAAGCCTGGGAAGCGGAAGGAAGCAGCAGATTGTGAGAAGATGAATTTATTTGTTAGCTATGCACTGCAGCTTCGTGAGTGGACTGATGCTCATTGGATACAAGCAGAAAAAAGTATTTTAAACATTGATAGATAAGCGAGGAAAGTATGCCAAGAACAGCATTGGAGATTCAAGCAGAATTAGACATAGTTAATGGAGCAATACAAAGTCTATACTCTGGAACCCGTATAACAGAAATACGTCTACGTAGTGATATTGTAGAAAATATGAAAAAGTACGCAGAAATATCTCTTGAAAGTTTATTAGCCCAGAAAAACCTACTTGAGCAAGAATTGTTAGCTCTCACAGGAGATGCTCCTACTTTCCGTAGATTTTCTAGTATACCTATGGTAGTCAATAAACAAGGAGTTTACTAATGGCTGAGTTAGACCCAATCTATGGAGCTCCTAAACAGATAGGATATGAAGGAGCAACAACTTCGTATCGTATGGAGCAAAAAGGCCTTACTAGAGGAGATCAAGACACTATAGCTGCAAGAGAGCTTAAAAACTTATGGGCGCGCTCGCATTACTTAGTGCGAAACAACGCATGTAGTATTACTGCAAAGAAGCGGCTATTAGCAAACTGGATAGGAACTGGTATTACCGTTACTTGGATTAATGCTAATAAAACTCCCAATAAAAAATTTCAAAAGCTCTGGGATACTTGGGTATCGGAGTGTAACTATGATAGTTATGGTAACCTATATAATACTGAAGCGGCTTGGGGAAGTGCTCTCTTCGAGTCAGGAGAATCTCTTACCCAGATGGTTATTTCTAAACGACCTACAAGTAAGATACCTCTTGCGCTGAAGATACTGGAGTCTGAGCAGCTTGACCCTCTGTTTATGAAAATAGCTTCTGAAACTGTAGGCTTGAATCCTAGTATACCAGCAGAACAAGATGTACGCAATAGCATTGGATTTGTAGATGGTAAACCAGCTACATATTATTTTTGGAAGAAGCATCCAGGCAGTAAGGCTCTTACTACTCCAGGCAATATTCGTATAGGAGTTCCTGTAGAAGATGTAATACATATTTTTGAAAGGGAACGGCCAGGACAGTGGAGAGGCGTTCCTATGCTTGCTCCAGTACTGCTTAACATTTATGAAATGGATGAGTTGATAGATGCAACTATTCAAAGACAGAAAGCTGCTCAAGCAATTTCTTGGATAGTTGGAAATACATTACCTACTAGTGCTGTTGCTCCTGGAACAGTAAGACAAACTGCTGATGCTACTGATGTAGACCCAGTTACAGGTAAACGAAGGATTATAGTGCAAGGTGCTGGAGGATCTACCCAATATTTGAATAAAGGAGAAGTAATATATTTTTCTAGTATTGATGATATTGGAGGAAACTTGCAGGTTCTTTTAGCAGACGAATGGAGTAAGATTGCATCTGCTCTTGGTTTAGCCTACCACCAAGTAACTGGAGATCTTTCAGAAGTAAATTTTAGCTCCATTCGTGCGGGATTAAATGAGTTGCGTATTCGTATTGAAATGGTGCAGGAACATTTATTCATTACACTTGGGCTTGCTAAGGTAACTGCGCGGTTTAAAGAATTAGCAGGTATCTACGAAAGCGCTGCAATGCTAGAAGCAATACCTGTGTATAATACTCCTCGTAGGTATGGTGTAGATGATCTAAAAGATGCTCAAGCAGATGTTCTTGAAGTACAAGCCGGTCTTGCTACACTTGAAAGCAAGCTCAAGGAACGCAATACTACGTTTGAAGATATTGTTGCAGATAGAAAACGGGTAGAAGCAGCTGGATTAAAGATTTCTAGTTTTCCAGAAACGCTTCAACCAGAACCAGCTCCAGTTCCAGAACAAGCACCTACACAGAATACTGCAATTACCAAAAGTAATAAGCAAAATCCAGCTAAGACTAAACCAACTTCTCCAATACAAAGGTAGAAACTATGAAAGATTATTTACATTTACGTTCTAGGATTATTAATACTCCTCTGTTCCTCTCTCAAGCAAAATTAGAAATAATTACGGAAGCAGTTCTGCTGCCTATTGTTCTGGGAGAGAAACCTAACACGGTATTTGATACTTCCGTTAAGACAGCAACGCGTGCAGATGTTGCGGCTAAAGCTGCTAACACTCCTGGCGCAAACGATCTTGCAATTATTGACGTTTATGACTCACTGCAAGCAAAAGGCGGTTTTGGAGGGCTATCTGGTTTTACTACTTATGAAGGCTTAAGAATTTCTCTGCAGTCAGCAGTTAAAGCTGGTTACAAGAACATAATGCTTAATATTGATTCTCCTGGCGGAGAAGTATCCGGCCTGTTTGCCTTGACGGACTATATGCGTAGTCTAACCGCTAAAGGAATTAAGTTAACAAGTTATATTGATGGTTCAGCTACTAGCGCAGCTTTTGCGATAGCTGCTGCAACCGATCAGCGATTTGCAACTAATACCTCTCTAGTCGGAAGTATTGCTGCAATTATGGTTCATCTGGAGACCAGTAAAGCAGATGTTACTGCTGGACGAACCTATACCATCTTCCGGAGTAAAGAGCAAAAAGCCCTTGGAGATTCCCATACTGCTCTTTCGGATGAAGTAAAAAATAAATTTCAAGTATTATTGGACAATATGGATTCCTTGTTCAATAATGATGTGGTCGCAAGTATGCCTCAACTGTCTTTACAAAATATCATTGATATGAAAGGCAGCGAGTTTATAGCTTCAGAAGCACTTCAATTAGGTTTAATTGATGAAATAGTTACTGGAGTAGATTCAGCTATTGAAAAGGCGTTGCAAAGCAATAAAAAACTTGTTGGAGTTGCCGCTTCAACTAAACTTAAAACAGACTCGAAAGGAGTTAAAATGAATGAAGAAGAATTAAAAACTGCTTTATTGCAAGCTCAAATGGAAGTTGCAACACTTCGTGCTGAAGCTGCTACTTTAGAAAGCACTGTACGATTAGCAGAACAAACACGCGCTTTGGCTATTATCACTTCTTGCACAGCTCTGAAGTTATCTATGGATACCGCAGTTAAGCATATCCAGAAAGGTTTCTCTGCAGATACAAGTTTGGAAATTCAAACAGAAATTGCAGAAGCTATGGCTAAGGCTAATAATATTGATGGTGCTTCCGGGCTTTCAGCTGCAGCAGACCCTGATCTAGCAATTAAATTAGTTGGAAAAACTTCAATTCCGACCTCGAAAGAAGAAAGAATTGCTTCTCTACGCGCAGCAGCTCCTTCTGCTGGCCTTAAATTTAAATCAGGAGTATAATCATGGTTCAAACAGTAACTTTTACACCTGAAGAGCTATTTGCTGGCCAGGCATCGGAGTCTCGTAAAACTTGCACAGTTAAGTCTGGGCAGAATCTTGCAGCGAACACTGTCGTTATGAGTGATGCTGCTGGCAAAGTAGTCGCACATGATGGTGTAACTACTAAAAAGGTCAAGGGCGTGCTTATTGCTGCAGTTGATGCTTCTCTTGCAGATACTGCTGGCATGCTCTACTGTGATGGAGATTTCATCACTACTAAACTGGTATGGCCTGCAACAATCGACGGCGGTGCTGTAACCGATTTACTCAAAGATAAACTACTGGAAGGTACTGAAATCTTTGCCTCTGTCTACCCAACTGGAGCTCTCTAATGGCATTTACTTTATACGATCATGAAGAAATCTCCGGCGTCTTGTCTGAGGTAGTACCTTTTAAACATCAACTGCTAAATCATTTCGGCAACGTGATTAATTTCGATACACTTACTATCGACTTTGATCAAATTTCTGATGATTTGCGCGTAGCTATCTATGTTGACCCTGCACTAACTGCGCATAACGTACGCGAACGTGGTTTCTCAACTAAGAAACACACTGCGCCTTACACCAAGCAAAAAGCAAGTATCACTCCTGCTAATATCTGGAAACGTGCTGCTGGCGAACCGATTAACAATTTTGGCTCTCCTAGCCAGAAGTATGAAGCAAGTTTGCTTGCAAAAGCTACTAGCATGCGTATCTTTCACCACCGTTTGTTGGAATTAACTGCATCTCAGTTATTACTTGCAGGTAGTTACACAGCTACTTCTGAACTCTATCCAACACCTTTGGTAGTAGACTTTGAACGTGATGCTGGAAACACTATGAACTTTGCTACGTTGAACGCAAATGGCGGTGTAGGTAAGCGCGTGTGGGGCAGCACTGGCGGTACAGCAACAGTATCTCCTATGGCAGACTTAGAAGAATTCTTAGATTTTTGTCAAGAGCATATTGAAGTAATCTATATGTCGGATAACGCCTGGACACAGCTCAAGAAAGACCCTACTTTTGTAACAAGTATTGATACTACTGTTCGGAATGCTTCTGCCTCTATCTTTGAATTAATGCCACAACAAAGCACTGTTCAAGGTTTGAAGTTCCGTGGAACGTTGGCTAGCAACGGTACTGCAATCTTTACCTATAACGGAACCTATCAACATCCTACCACTGGAACCATTACTAAGTATATTCCTGATGGATATGTTGTCGGTGTTCCTAGCGCACGTTTTGGTACAGTTGCTTACGGCGCAATTCAACACGGTGAAGCAGGTTATCAATCTGTCGATGAGTTCTGGAATATGTGGATGGATGAAGAATTGGGTGTGCCTTATTTGCAGTTCCAAGCTGCTCCAATGTTGGTACACACTAAGATTAACTCAACCTTTGCAGTTAAGGTAATCTAAACTAACTAACCAACCTATTCATATTATTCATATCAGACAACAGTGTACTATTCAGAGTATTCCTAATGACAACCTTCACAGTTGAATTACAAGGATTAGAAGCTTTTAAAGAAACTTTTAATACTTCACGTATTCCAGAGCAAGTGGCTTTGGGTACTGGTTTAGCTATGAAGCAGTTGCATAGTAGTTTAGAACATGCAGTGGCTACTCGCTACAAGTATGGTAAACGTCTATCTAGTGTATTGGTTGGCGGCTCTGCAAGTAATGTAACCTTTGGTAAGAATGTTATTAGAGGAGGATTGGAATATAAGTTTGTTCCAATTCTCCTTACTGAGTTCTTTTCTCCACCTACGGTACGCGGAAATATTACATCTTCGCACAGACCTAAGCGAGAGAAGAGGCATAAAGGTAATGTTCATTTTGTAGAAGTGATTAGAGGAAGAAGGCGTATCTCACATGGTACTAAAACGTTGGGAGGATTTAAACCTGCTGGTTCTAAGTACCTGCTAGAACGCGATGGTAAAGAGAAGTATCCTTTGCATGTTCTTTTTGCTCCTTCACTTTCACAAATGGCAGGTCATGTGATTAATACAGACAAATCTGTTCAGTATGCAATCAATAACATCTACACTCTTATTGAGAATAAAATTTCTTTATGATTGAAACTGCAGCAGCTATTCGCTCTACATTAGAACTTATTGGAACAGAGCTAGAATTTGTAGCAGGGACTATATATGGCATCCCTGAGCAAAAATTAGTAGATATTTCTGATTTCGGTTCTCCATTTGAAGTAATAAAAAATGCTTATTCTTTCATAGTAGCTGCAAGTGATTTAAAGGAGCTCGGTGTAGTTGAAGGCAGTGAATTTTCTATATTGGTTTTCAGCAGGAAATTTACCTTTTCTGCTGGAACTTATACTGAAGACTTCAATGGATGGGCTAAATTACTTGTAACTATGTTAGGAGTTCAAGATGTTTGAAGAATCAGTTTTGATTGAATTAATTGAATCTAAAACAGGTTTTGTATGTAAACCTACGACAGATCAAACAGTTCAAGCTTTAGATTCTATAGCAGCTCCTCGCGTATACGTTGGGCATAAAGGAATAAAGGTGAAACATCCAGAGTTTCTATTTGCCAATGGCTACGAAGAGTATGACAATCCAAAGATTCTTATCACAAAGATTCAAGTGATTTGTTTGCGTAGTGTGTTTGTAGAAACTATTCAAAGCGTTCAGAAAGCTTATGAAAATTTCTCCCCAATCAACTATGCAGACTACTCTAAGCTGTTTTTTATTAATGGAGATGTGCTTGCAACAACTGAAAGTAGTATTTGGTACGAAGAAGAAGTTGGTTTAATTTATCCTCCAATAGTTTAATTCCAGCATTGCTGGTAGGAAAGAATATGGCAGTATACAAAGTTAATGAGGATGGGAATGTAGAAGTAATTAGGGCTGCTAAATCTCAAGGAGAATTAGAAGCCTTAGTACAAGCTAAGCAAATTGCTGAAGGCATTACTCCATCCCCTTGCATTAAAGACACCTTGGCAGTTGCTACTGGCAAGAATAAATCTAAACACGTTGGAGAAGGTTAATGGCTCAACTTGCTAAATTTGATGTAAAAGCTATTGCGTTGTTTGCTTGCCAGCAAATAGCAGATGGTGTTCCAGTAAACAATGCGGCTCCTTCTGGCACCATTACTACTACTGTAGGTTCTGCAGCTGTAGTTGGAGTGGGCACATTATTTTTAACCGAATTAGCGTTGTATAGCTATATCTACAATGCTGCAGGTACTGCAATTATTGGGCAAGTAATTGCTATTGCAGATGATACACATTGTACTTTAGATGCAGTAGTTCCTGCTGTTGCTATTCCACAATCAGCAGGTGTTCAAGCAGTTGATACTGCAGTAACAGGTACTGCTTGTAGATTTGGTCTCGGCCCTAAGAACGCTATTGCAGCACTGAACTTGAAGTTCTCTCAAGAAATCGTTACAGAATCTATGCAATATTCTGGTGATGAGTTAGACAGAGATGAAGTAACAGACGTTACTGATACTTATGCTAAATTTGACTTCGAAGCTCGTATGCCGTCTCGCGGCACTATGGCAGGAGCTTCTCCAGTGGAGCTTGAAATTCCATTAGCAGACTGGTATCAAGCTTGTGGTATGGGATTAGTGCTTGGCGTGGGTTACTACCAAATTACTAACAGTCTGGCATCTAATGCCTACCTTACTGTGGAAATTCGTAGATCATCTCCAGACCTTGCTTCTGCTAATGAGCAAAAAACTTATACCTGTTCTGGCGTTCGCGGTAGTATGGATTTAGATTTGAAAGTAGGTAGCAAACCTAAATTCAAATTTAATATGATGGGCAACATTGATGCTATTTCGCAGAAAATGACGTTGGTTCCAAACTTCCGCAATATGAAGTTTGATATTTCTCCAGGTATTAAGAGTTCTACTACCATTCTGACGGAGTTAACTCCTTGGACTTCTGGCTCTGTACCTGCGTTAGTCGGCACTAGCAATTTTTGCTTTAGTAATATAGCCTTCCCAAATATTTCTGGTTGGGAGTATGCTCGTTATCTGCTAACTTGCGGAGATGGCTGGAACAAAAAAGCACAGCCTTCTGATGTAACGTTGACCATCTTGGAGGATTCTGCTAATGCAACTTTTGAACCTTATTCCGAGATTGAAACAGACTATTTGACTACAATTCGTTATGCAGATCAAATAGCTGTTCCAACTGCAGGCAAACAGATAGAAATTCAGATTCAAAAAGCTAAACTCACTAAAGTAACTCAAAGTGAGATTGCAGGTTCTACTGGACTTGATCTTGGAATGAGAAACATCAATACAACTAGCATTAAATTTTACTAATCACTCCTGAAGGGTGACCCACTCAATGCAGGTTCTATTCAGTCGGAGCCTGCATTTTTTTTAATTTCTGAGGAGAAATAAATGGCTACTATTAGATTAAAACTGCAATCACCTACTATAGAACTTTCCGTAAAAGCTCGTGATGCTTCTGGCAATTCAGAAGTATTTAAAATGGGCTTCAAACGTTACGATGTGGAAGGTACTCGCAAAAAATTCAAAGAACTTACAGATATTCAACAAAGAATAACTGAAGATTCGCCAAGTACGGAAGAGTTAGACAGGTTTGTTTTAGCAGAAGTTGTCTATGTGAAAGGAATGGCTATTGATGTAGAAGAAGCTGGCATTGAAAAGACAATTAACATTTCAGATTCCAGAACTTCAAAACCTGTTGAGACTCTGTGGGCGGATGGGGTTGAGTGCAAAGACCTCCTCACTTCTGCAGCTCTGACTAGTGCGCCCTACAGAGTCGCTATACTTGAGGCAATGCAAAAAGCTTTCTTGAACAATGATTATTCAGAAGCTAAAGTGGGAAACTAATTGAGGCAGGTAATGCTTTAGGAAAAGAGGTTCTTTCTTTTTCTGCAAAAGCTGCGAAAGAGAAAGAAGTTGAAGAAGATGCAGCACTCGCTGAATTATTTTCTGAAAGCAATGAAAAGATAGGAGATGAAGAAGAGGAGGATTCTGAGGAAGAAATTCTCCTTTTTCTTTGGGAGGAGCATCTTCCTATTTTTGAACTATTCAAACTGATTCGTGTTTACTTTCTTACAGATTATGCTGTAGATACTGCCCTACTAGTGTATTTGATAGAAAAGAACAAATTACCTCCTGAAGAGACGCTCTACCACATTGCATATCTTCGCGCAGGTTATTTAGAAACCCTCCTACTAGGAACAAGGAAATGACAGATAAAACTCTTACAATTAAGATTCATACGGATTTAGGAGATGCGGTTGCTGCGCAGAATACACTGCAAAAAGCTATTCATGGTACAGGAGCAGCGCTTCAGCAGATAAGTACAACTGCTAAAAATGTTTTCGACGGGACTACTAATGATTGGAAAACTGAATACGATCATATTATAAAAGTT